CTCAATTGAGATACAGATTGAAGAGCCGGATGATTCGGGTGATGTAACTATCGTTCTGGAAGAAGAGGTTACAGTTGGTGATGACTTTAATGCCAATCTTGCCGATGAGATGGATGAGGCAGAACTTGCCTCACTTGCGGATGATCTGGATGAGCTAGTAACGGCAGACATTAATAGTCGCAAAGACTGGGCCGATACGTATGTCAAAGGTCTGGAGGTGCTGGGGCTGAAGTACGAGCAGCGCACCGAGCCGTGGGACGGCGCGTGCGGAGTGTTTTCCACCGTCTTGACCGAAGCGGCTATTCGGTTTCAATCCGAGACAATTATGGAGACATTCCCCGCTGCGGGACCTGTCAAGACCCAGATTGTCGGTGCCATAAACAAAATGAAGGAAGAAGCGGCAGAGCGTGTCAAGAACGACATGAACTACCAGCTCACGGAACGTATGTCCGAGTACCGCTCCGAGCACGAGCGGATGCTGTTTAGTCTTGGACTTGCAGGGTCTGCGTTTAAGAAGGTGTACTACGACCCGGCTCTGGGGCGTCAGGTGTCTATGTATGAGGCAGCAGAAAATGTTGTCATGCCATACGGCGCATCAAACATCTACACGGCTGAGCGCGTTACGCACATGATGCGTAAAACTAAAAACGATATTAGGAAGCTCCAAGTTGCCGGGTTCTACCGTGATATTGATCTTGGTGATCCCGTAAATATTGCGACCGATATTGAGAAGAAAAAAGCTGACGAGCAGGGTTACTCAATCACGGACGACGACCGGTATCAGGTGTGCGAGGTGCACATCGACTATAACTTGCCGGGATACGAGGACGAGGATGAGATCGCCCTGCCATACGTGATTACATACGAGCGCGGGACTCAGGAGATTCTGGCAATTCGCCGGAACTGGAACCCGGATGACGAGCGCAAACTTAAGCGCCAGCACTTCGTTCAGTACAACTACATCCCCGGGTTCGGGGTGTATGGCATGGGGCTGATCCACATTATTGGTGGATATGCACGCGCAGGAACATCTTTAATTAGACAGCTTGTTGACGCCGGTACGCTGTCTAACCTGCCCGGTGGATTAAAGACCCGTGGGTTGCGCGTCAAGGGCGACGACACTCCGATTGCTCCGGGTGAGTTCAGAGACGTGGACATCCCGAGCGGTGCGTTGCGAGACAACGTGATGCCGCTGCCGTACAAGGAGCCAAGCCAAGTTTTGGCTGGGTTGCTCGATAAGATCACAGAGGAAGGTCGCAGACTTGGTGCGATATCGGATATGAATATATCTGATATGAGTGCAAATGCACCGGTAGGTACGACGCTGGCTTTGCTTGAGCGCACGCTCAAAACGATGTCTGCGGTGCAAGCCCGGGTGCACTTCTCGATGAAAGAGGAGTTCAAACTCCTGCGCGACATCATCCGCGACTATACGCCTACGGAGTATGGCTACGAGCCGGACTTCACCAAGGACCGCCAGATCAAGCAGTCCGACTATGACATGGTGGAGGTTATCCCGGTCAGTGATCCGAACAGCAGCACGATGGCGCAGCGCATCATGCAGTATCAGGCTGTGATTCAGTTGGCGTCTTCGGCCCCGCAGATCTACGACCTGCCCCAGTTGCACCGCCAGATGATCGAGGTGCTGGGTATCAAGAATGCAGACAAGTTAGTCCCGGTCGAGGACGACGAGAAGCCGCGTGATCCGATCAGCGAGAACATGGCGATTATTAAGGGTAAACCCGTAAAAGCGTTTATCTACCAAGATCATGATGCGCACATCGCCACGCATACATCGTTCATGAAAGACCCGATGATCATGCAGCAGATGGGCCAGAATCCACAGGCTCAGATGTTAATGGCTGCTGCTCAGGCACATATTGCCGAGCACCTTGGGTTCTCATACCGCAAACAGATCGAGGATCGGATGGGTGTGTCGATGCCCGAGCCGGATGCAGATATGCCGCCGGATATGGAGGTGCAGTTGTCGCGGTTGGTCGCTCAAGCCAGCCAGCAGTTGCTCCAGATTCACCAAGGCCAAGCGGCTCAACAACAGGCGCAACAAGTGGCACAAGACCCCCTCATCCAGATGCAGCAGCAAGAGTTGCAGATCAAGCAGCAAGAAGTGCAGATTAAAGCGCAGAAGAACCAGACCGATGCGCAGCTTGCTGAGCAGAAACTCCAGCTTGAGCGTGACCGGATTGGGGTTGATGCGCACATCCGCACCGCGCAGGTGCAAGCACAAATTAACCGGCCACCACGGTCACCGGAGAGATAAATGGACGAACGCTTATATCGTTATTTAGCAGAGCGCAACCAGAACAGGCGAGAAGCCATTACGGACTTCCTGAGTTCTGGTGGCGCTAAAGATGTTTCAGAGTACCGCGAAGCGGTTGGAGTTATTAAAGGTCTACTCCAAGCGCAACAAGACCTTGAAGACCTTTTTGAACGAATGAAGGAACATGATGAATGACGCCGTAGACCTGTCGCTTGTACTTAATAAGAGCGAAGAAGAAAAAGCCAGACAACTCCCAATACCCCAAGGCTACAAGATTCTTGTAACCCTGCCGGATATTGACGAGGAATACGAGAGCGGACTTGTCAAGGCCGGAACGACTGTGCACTACGAACAACTTCTGTCTAACGTGCTATTTGTGGTCGAGCTTGGCGATATGGCGTATACGGACCAAACCCGGTTCCCAACCGGCCCGTGGTGCCAAAAAGGCGACTTCATCATGTGTCGCAGCAACACAGGTACACGGTTCAAAATTCATGGCCGAGAGTTTCGTCTAATTAATGACGACTCGGTTGAAGCGGTTGTTGAAGATCCACGCGGCATTGGCCGCGTAAATTAAGGGGGCGGTATGGATGATTACAAATTTCCAGATGAGATGGAAGTTAACGCTAAAGATACTAAGGATGAGAAGGTTGAGTTTGAGGTCGAGTCCGATGACAACATAAAAGTTGAAGTTGTTGACGATACGCCGGAAGAGGACCGTGGTCGCAAACCGATGGCTGAACAGCCTGACGAGGTGACCGAGGAAGAGCTTTCTAAGTATAAAGATGTCAAACTGCGTGATCGAATTGCGCATCTTAGCAAAGCACGGCACGAAGAGCGGCGGGCTAAAGAACGCGCTGAGCGCGAGCTTCAGGAAGCCGTGGCAATTGCGCAGCGCATCATTGCCGAGAACGAGTCGCTCAAAAGCAACGCAGGTAATAGTCAGAAAGTTATTCTGGACCAAGCCGCTACCGTGGCATCACGGGAGATGGCAGAAGCTAAGCGTGCGTACAAAGAAGCCTATGAAGCTGGTAATTCGGACGCATTGGTTGACGCACAAGAAGCTATTACTGCGGCTAAACTAAAAGCAGATCGCATAGAGATTGCAAAACAAAGGGCTTTACAGGAAGCAAAAACTCCTGTAGAAAACACTCCTACACCTCCAGTCCCTGCGAGAGGGGTGCCGGTCGATGAAAAAGCTGTTCGCTGGAAAGAGCGTAATGGTTGGTTCAACCAAGACCGGGAAATGACAGGCTTCGCTCTCGCAGTGCATGAGAGGCTTGTCGATGAGGAAGGGATTGATCCTCGGTCCGACGCATATTATGAGCGCATTGATTCTCGTATGCGGGAGAAGTTCCCAGAGAAATTTTCAAGCAACCCTAAGCGTTCTAATGTAGTGGCACCAGCAACCCGAAGTACCGCGCCAAAGAAAATCGTACTGAAGCAAAGTCAGGTCGCACTCGCTAAACGCCTCGGAATCCCGCTTGATTTATACGCCAAGCAAGTTGCATTGGAAATGAGAAAGGAACGTGAAAATGGCTGAGAACAAATTAACCGCCCAACTTCGTGAAGACCGTGACATTGCTTCCCGCATATCTGCGGAGCGACCAAAGCAATGGGCACCGCCAACACTGCTACCCGACCCCAAACCGCAAGACGGTTGGGCATACCGGTGGGTTCGTATTTCGACTCTTGGTCAAAACGACCCGACCAACATTTCTGCAAAGTTCCGCGAAGGCTGGGAGCCGGTGCGAGCATCGGATCACCCCGAAGTTCATGTTTACGGCGATGCGGATGTTCGCTTCAAAGATAATATTGTGATTGGCGGGCTAATGCTTTGCAAAACACCTACCGAGTTTGCCCAACAACGGGATGCTT